TGATGCATTATATTTTAACGGAAGTTACGAAATAGCATAGAATAATATGAGTATTATAATTTCATACGGATTATAATCTCCACCAAACACTATTCTTTTAATTTTTTATATTTATAGATAAATAAAACTATCTATATGAACGAACCTATGATATATCCTGGATCATCATCATTTTTTCCAGGTCAAACTCCATTTGGAATATATGATAATGATTATATATTTGGAGATGATGCACCTAAAGTTTCTTTATGGTGTGCTAGAAGATTGGGATACCCAATACAAAACATAGAATTGATTGATGAAAACTTTTATGCATGTTTTGAAGAAGCAACTTCGGAATACTCTGCTCAAGTAAATCAATTTAACATTCGTAACAATTTGAGCAATGTAGTTGGAAATCCTACTGGAACAAATTATTCTCAAAAATTAGTTCAAGGTAATAACCTTTCTACTATTATCAACATATCTGATAGTTATGGAACTTTAGTAGGAGTTGGTGGAAATGTAGATATAAAAAAGGGAAGTATTGATTTAGTAATCGGACAGCAGGAATATGATTTGAAAGAATTATTTGCTGATGTATCCGAAAGTGGAAAACAAATTGATATAATGAGAGTGTTTTATGAAGCAACTCCTGCAATCAACCGATTTTTTGACCCATATTCTGTATCAGGTCAAGGTACGCTAAATCTTATAGATGAGTTTGGGTTTGGTTCATTTTCTCCCGCAGCACAATTTGTATTGATGCCAATTTATGAAGATATGTTGAGAATACAGGCAATCGAGTTTAACGATCAATTCCGTAAATCTGCATTTAGTTTCAATATTGTAAATAATAAAATACAGATTTTTCCAATTCCATCATCAGTTTCTACAATGACAAAACTATATTTTGATTATATGGTTAGGGATGCATTTACTCAAAACTCTGTAAAAGTAAACTCAAATGTAGTATCGGATTATTCGGATATACGATATGATTTTATTACATACCGAACTATAAATGATGTTGGAAAGCAGTGGATTAGAAAATACACACTTGCATTGGTAAAAGAATTATTAGGTGCTGTGAGAGAAAAGTATAGTACTATTCCAATTCCAGGTTCGGAAGTTTCTTTAGATGGCGCTGCTTTAAGAGCAGAAGCACAAACTGAAAAGGAAGCACTAATGACTCAATTAAGAGAGAATTTGGAAGAAGTAAGTAGAAAGGTTCAGTTTGAGAATAGAAATACTGAAGCACAACAAATGCAAGAAATGTTACAAAAAGTTCCATTGGCAATTTACATAGGTTAATTTATGGCTCGTTTTAGTTTAGATAGAGATATACGCTTCTTTAAGGACATATCAAGAGAATTGGTGGATGATGTCATCACAACCTCTGTAATACTCTATAAGCTGATTATAGGAGAGAGCAAAACTAATTTGTATGGTGAGTCATTAAATAAAACTTACTACTCTCCAGTCACCTTAAATTGTGTTATAGAGAGAGATGACACTGCGGTTCAATATGAAGGGTTTGGTTCGGACACTACACAAGGAGTTCAATTCCGTTTCAACCGATTTACATTAGAGGGAGCTGAATTTTATCCTGAAATCGGTGATATTATATTTCACAATAACGCTTATTTTGAGATTGATAATGTGAGAGAAGATCAATTGATAGGTGGTAGAGCTGAAGAAAAATTCTCTATTATATGTTCTACATTTATGAGTAGAAGATCTACTATACAAACTGAGGAAAGAACTGGATGATAAAGTTAAAATCTATATTGAGTGAAGACCTTTTCGGAACATCATTAAAGATGAAACCACATGAAGCACTGATGGTTAAATCGGTGGTTTCATTTATGATGGATAAGTATGGTTTTAATGCAAAGATTATAGTAAAGAAAAAAGATACAACTAAAATGGGAATGATTGGTGATATATCATTGAACTCTAATTCAGTTGATGGTAATAAATTTTATTTACATTTTAACCCAAATCAATCATATCAACGAATAATTCAAATAATGATACATGAATTGACCCATGTTAAACAAGTATCAAAAAAAGAATTATTACCAAATAAAGATTATACTGCTATATTATGGAAAGGTAAAGAATATATTACTGCAAAGGAGTTAGGTAAATTAATGAAATCAAATCATTCAGAGTATAATAAATTACCGTGGGAAGTTGAAGCGATTACAAATATGAAAAGTTTATATCCTCAATTTATAAAATCAAAGTATTGGTTGGGATTGAAAGGAAAAGATACAACATTAGATTACATTATTGATAATATATAATGATTAAAAAGGATACAAATAGAGCAAATCAAATACCAATAGAACCTCAATATATAAAGGGGGTTAACCTTATTGATATTGATACCACAATAGCGGATTATATGAGTAATACTATTATTCCAACTGTGGAAGAAAATGGTAATGTAGTTAATGTTCCACTCATATATGGAAACGCTGAAAGATGGAAGAACGCAAGAAAGGATGGATTTTTAAGAGATGGTAGAGGTAAAGTACAGATACCTCTAATAATGTTTAAGAGAAACTCCATAGAAAGAGATAGTTCAATACAACACTTTAAGGAAGCATTATCAATTCCATCGTATCAAAAGTATTCAGCAAAGAATAGATATGAAAAATTCTCATTACAGGTAGGAGCAAAACCTGTATATGAAGTATATAATGTAAGGGTTCCATCTTATGTGACGGTAACTTATGAAGTAATGATTTGGACATCATTTACCGAACACATGAATAAAATAGTGGAAGCATTTCAGTATGCAACTGATAGATATTGGGGGAAAGAAGATGGGTTTAGATTTAGAGTTAGAGTAGACTCATTTGATACACAACAAGAAGTTGGTGAAGGTACTGAAAGAATTATTAGAACTACATTTACTATGGTTGTAAATGCGTATCTATTGCCTGAAACATTTGATAAAATACCTACTGTTGAAAAAGTATTTTCTAAAAAGAGAGTTATATTTTCTACTGAAACCGATTTGAATGGTGATTTATTCTCAAATCCATTACTGTATAATGAATATGCTCAAATTATAGATTTTATAGCTATTAGAGGTTCACAAATGGCAATCTTTGTAGAAGGAGAATAACAAAATAATTAGTAATTAATATGGCTCAAAATATTGTTAAATTAGTAAATGTAAAACTTCCAAAACTTCCTGATGAATTGAGGGGTTCATTTGATGTTGATAATTGGTTTAGAGTATATATAAATGGTGAGTTTATACCACCAGTAAATTATACATATAGATATGAAGCTGCAAATAAAGAAATATATTTTACTTTTAATAATTTAGGATTTTCATTGGATGCAAACGATGAAGTTGCAATAACTGGTAAATTTATAGAACTATGAAAGTAACAGAGTTAAAAAATATAATGAAGGAGATTAACGAACCAAACGAATTTATATTCCAAGCGTTTGATAAATCTCACCCGTTTTATTGGATTTTTATATTGAAAAATGTTAGAGTAAAAACTATTTCACCTAAAATAACAGAATTAAGAAAGCATAGTGCTAGATTTGATATATTTATCAACGGATTATTTATTGCAAATAACGATTATATTATTGAAGAAATAAGTAATGATTTATATCTAAAATTTAAGAAAAGTAATTTTCCAGCAGTTGATAGATTTGGCAATCCTTATGATATAGAGGATACTGATGAAGTTAAAATAAAGGGAGATGTTGAAACTATAAATTAAAATTAAAGAATGGCTAGACAATTACCGGATATAGTAGTGAGTACATCATTGCGAATGAGAGATAGGTTGGGATTTAAGGATTTTGTGTTGAAAGTTAATACAGATACATTTTTATATGAATTCCAACCAACTGAATTGGAAGTAATAAACGATAATATATTTATTTTATATTTAAGAAATAAACGATTTCTAATTGATGATCTTCAGGTTGATGATACGAAAGATTACATAGATATATACTTATATGGAGTAAGACAACCACAGGATCGTTATGCCGTTAATGTGATTGAAAACGATATAATAATTACATTTACAGAAAGTATTACTCGTTTACCTAACGATGTAGTGGCTACTGATTTTAGAATAAAAGGTAAAATAGCAGAA